TTGTCGCCGAAAGAAACTTAACTAAATATGAATTATCTAAGAAGCTTTATGCGGCTGCTAGGCAGCTAGAGTGGGATGCCCCTTGTTTTCAGTCCGGGATAAAAAAAGAAGATATTCAGGGCGCCCAATGTATGAATATGATTCCTTATTATTACAGCGAAAAACTTCAAAGCTTAGACATTTTTTATGAAGAAACAGATTACTACAGATTGACACCGGTTCCCCGCAAATTGGTGCACATGAAATTTTAACATTACACAGGAGATTATTGGGTTATGAACGAGACTGAAAGATTAACACGGGAAATTATGAATAAAATCATATGATTTTAAAAGGATATTTGTTTGATTGTTATTTCATTTATTTACCATTAGCAATAAAGCTTATTTCCAGTTTATTATTTTTATGCCACGTAAAGTTGACAATCCCCTACCTTAAAGTTGACAATGTCACGAGCTTAGGTTGACAATCCCCTGCTGCTGCGTCTTGGCAATAACATGAATATCACTACCAATTATATACATTCCGCCGCACATGCCACCAAAAATAACCGACAAAAGAGAAAGAAATTTCCACTGGCGCTTAATTGACTCCATGATTCCAAATGTTTTCTCGGTGTCTGTAACCTGGTCTTTTAGATCTGTAACTGATTTTTTCAGCTCGTCAAATTCCTTGCGAGAAACCATTTCAGACATTACTTTTTCCAATGTTTTTTCAATTTTTTCGAGGCTGGAGTTAAAATTCTTTGAAACTAAATCAATAATCCATTTAACATCGTCTGCTCTAAAACTTGCTGATTCTGACATATACGCTACCCCCTGTCTCCTGTTATTTTTTAGCTGCTGCAATGATGCTTAAAATCGAATTACGCATAGGCGAAATTCCAAATACATTTGAAAATATTAATATAAATAGCGATAACCACCATCCAGGTATTGAATTAGCTAGTGCTGAAAAGTATTGCGCCACAGCTGCGGCATCAAAGTTACAGTGAATAATGGGCCATATAATAAGTGCTGTAAGAATGCGCTTTAGCCACTTATCGCTATTAGCTAAGTCGGCCATTTCCCATGCTGAATTATTGCTTTCAGTTGAAAGTGCTAAGCGTGATTTATTGGCTTCAATATCGCGCTGCGTTTGTAGCTGAGATTTCTTTAATGAAAACCAGCCGCTAACGATATCTGAAACTCCTGTAAATATTGCACCAAACATTTAAGCCTCCAATGCTAAGTAGTTTTTTAAGCCATTAATAGCTTGTTCTGCGCCATAGGCTACGATAGCTGCATAGCCTAAGCTTTCCATATCATCCAGCCATTCCTGCTGAGCCTTACTGGGCTTAGCGCCATTAACTGCTTTCATTTCAATCCACATGCCGTGAAATTTGCCTTTTGGCACGGGTAAAAATAAATCACTTACACCTGCCCTAACACCTTGTCTTTTCAGAGCTACAGCCTCCAATTTGTGGCGTGAGCCACCGTTTGGAATGTGGAATAGCCTACCCCTAATTTCAGGGATATGGCTAGACCACCCTATTACTGCTGCTTGCTCGTGTTTCTCCATTACGGGGAATCCGATGTTAGCTTTAAATAATCCTCTAAATTATTTACGTGGCTATTATTCGTGTAATACACGCTTGTTTGCCAGTAAGGTACAAATACAATTGCTGGGATCCCTAATGATGTTGCTAGATTACTCATATCATTATTTAAAGTTGGATGACCAAAAACATAATCCGGCCATGTCCCAGCTAATACACCTGTGAACGTATCACCTTGCACTTGCAAGCTAGAACCAGGTATTTGCCAGATTGCCATTGGTTGGTTAGCAGTAAGCGCGTCAATGTCTTTGATGTACTCAAAATAACTATCTAAGTCAGGGCCGTTCATTACGCGTCCTGAACCAACTTCGCCAGGAATTGGATCGCGCTCATAGATATCATAATAAATAAAGTCAGGCGCGTAGGCCGCGTTTGGATCTCCAGCATAGCTCGCGTAATGCATGTCTTTCAAAAACTGCGCGTATTTTGCAGCATCAAAAGCAATTGCTTGAGAAACTACGCTAGGACTGTATCCAAGGTGATTAACTTTATGCAACCAAGTCACAGATGCAGTTTCCCACGGAGCATTTGCAACCGGCGGAGTTCCCACAGCCATTAATGGATTAGCATTATCATAAATATTTTGACCATAACCAAACGGAACGTTAGGACCAAAATGTTTTACGATCAAGTTATGAAGCAAGTAGTATTCTGGCGCACCAGCTACCGTTCTGCCGCTACCGCCTGGAGGCGTTAATATACCAGAGCTCACAACTAACGCTTTAAATGTTGCAGCATCACCAGAGCTTAGGTAACCTTTAGCTACCATGCGATCTGCTGCTGCATTAACATCTGCAAGCAAGTTTGGAATCTGAATCAATTGATTTACAGTGTCTTGAGTAATCCCTGCTTTCCAAATGATCGGGCAGTAGTATTGTGTACAACCTTGGAAAACTTGCGTTGAATCAGGATTGATTAACAATACCATATCAACATCGTTTTGATCATGTTGATATTGCATCCGCTGAGCTTCCCACATTAAATTATACAAATAAAATATTAAGCTATAGTCATTAGTCAAGTCATCATGAATCGAATCAAAAGAATCACTATTGCGCGTAGTATAAAACACATTACCAGCAATTAGATTGTGACTATTCGACGCTTTTACTGCTGCTGCTTGCGCTGCAATATTGTCAACCTGAGGAGCATAGCCGCCCGATTCATACCACACCGAATAGCACAACCCATCAACATTTAAATTTAAATGCGGCGGCGTTACGATGCTACCCAAATGTGGTGCAGTTTGTGTATACGTGACAACGGCATTTGCAGGCAAAGTAACTCTTTTCACTAAAGATAAATTTGGTGCCGCTGTAATCGCTGAGGTTGTCTCAGTATAAACAACATTAACAACGTAATTTAATCCGCTAGTGTTAGTTATAGTTAACGCACCTTGGTAATAATGTACGCCGTTACTTGGAGCGCCAAATAAACTTGTTACAGAATTAAACATTTTTCCAAAAAAACCAGCGGGAGGATCGGAATATAAGTAATAATCCGCAATAATATTATACGTTCCTGCTGCTAATGTTCCAATGCTTCCAGATGCGGCAGGAAGTGCTACATTGTAACCTAGGCTATTATCCCAAGCACATGATGCGCTAGAATCGCCCCCGCCCTCGTAATGAAAATCGATATCTAATTTTTGAGATCCCATTTGAGTTGTTACGTCTGGTGTAAATTCTGAAACCGAGCCTTGCGCAATATAATTAGGAAAGTTTTGCACTGCTGCGTTGGATTGTCTTGGCGTAGTATCTAATGCATAAGCCGCTAATTGTGCATTCAAGAAAGGATTCACGGGCGGGTTGGTGCTGATATGAACTGGTGCTGTAGTGCTGCCACCTCCCCAAAAAATTGCAAAAATATTATCATCAGCAAGATCTTCTAGTCGAGATGGGTGCCAATCATAATTACCACCTGGAGCTACTTTAGAATAAACAATAGCAACGCTTGTGCTTGAGCCATTAATTACAACTGGGTTGCTGATTGTTGCAACATAAGTATTTGACCCTACTGTATAATTTGCTGCTGAGAATGTGTAGCTTCCATCTTCCATGGTATCAAATGCTGTGGTTCCGGCTGCTTGATTATGCGGGCCATAAGTTGGCGTTCCCGTGGCTGTGACAGCAACAGGTTGACCAGCAGGTAAATTCGGTGCTGTGATAACAGTGGAAACATGTTCTGTGGTGGGAGCTTTTGCTGCAAACGAGAACGAAACAACATGCGATCCAGACGAAATGGTATAAGGGTTTGAAAGCACTGCAACCTCTGTATCGCCATTAGTATCTACATAATTAGTAGCCGTTACCGTGTACGAACCTGCTGGCATGCGATCAAAGTCTGTAGATCCAGGGCCTTGTGCATGTGGGCCAAATGTTCCAGCCGTTCCAGCCATGGTTACGTCTGACGTTGCAGAACCTACTAGAGGCATTGTTAAATCAGTGTCCACCTCTGGGTTTTGTTCAAGCGTATAAACAAATGGCAGCGTTGTTGCGCTAGTAATATTAACTGTTGTGTCTGTGGGTGCGTCATAAGTGCCCGCGCCGCCTGTTACCGTAGCTGGTGAAATATGCTCAATATAATGGCCGCCTTGAACTTGTGGTGACAATGCCGATGTACCTAATGGTACGCTTGTATAATGATAAGTTGGGCCACCTGGCGTAGTACTAGTAAGGTCTATGTCAAAAGTATCTGGCGTTGGGTCAGAGGCCCCGCCACTTAAGGAGATATTTGCGCTTACTGTTATTAGCCCTGGATTTGCAATAATCGTAGTCGACAAATTAGCAATTGTTGGCGAAGGTGCCCCCGTGATTGAAAAAGGATGGTTATAGGACGCTGGCGGCAACATCGGAGCAACAAAGGTTAGCGTTAAACCACAGTCCGCACTTGGTGCCAAGCTTCCGCAGGTTGTGGTGTAGGTGATACCAGCGCCTTGCAAGCCAGGAAATGCTAGACTGAAAGTTTCCGAATCACTATTATTATGAATATTATACGTAAGGTTGGTAAGAGTTGTCCCTTCAATAACTTTTGCTGGCATCCCGTTTATTCGTGTAATTGATACGGTGTTACTTGCCGCATTGCTCTGCTGAGCAAAAAAACTAAAAAACAATAAAAGCATTCCGGCAAATATTTTTTCATTAAAAATTTTCATAATTTCCTCACAATAGGGGCGGCATTTCACCGCCCTAAATTATTAAACGACGGTGATATTGCCTACCATGTCAGACGCTTCCCAGCCATTGTTAATTACAATACATTTTAATGTGATGCAATCGGCTGCTGTTGTTGATGCAATAGAGCCGCCAACGCCAACTGTTGTAGAAAGCGTAGACCCACCGCTAGCAAAACGAATGTATTGACTAGCTGCCTGAGATACTGCCCAACCACCTGCGCCAGCACCACAAATCTCTACTACGTCACCCACAGCACCTGTTGTAGGAAGCGCTAATGTTACTAACGCTGCATTGTTTGCAACGTAAGCATTGTTAGCTGTCATCGCCGCGCTTGTGCCCGTAACATTTGTCACTGCCAATGTGCCATTTGATAATGTTCCACTTGTAGGGATTGTGATGTTTGTAGTGCCGGTTGCAGTAATAGTTGTTGCATAGGCACCAGATGTTATTAAGTCTCCACCTAGCGTAATATTGCTAGTCCCGTCTGTTAATTTATTTCCACTTGCGTTACATGTAGTCATTTCAAATATCTCCTAATTTATAAATAGTTTGGATTCCCCATGGATCCAACAACTCTTAATGCTGTGTTATCTGTCACGGCAAGAAGCTCTATACAATCACCCGCTGCTGTTGATTGAACATACCCAGACGCGCCGATGGTAGTAGTTATTGTGTCGCAGACAGATATTTGCTGCCCCGCATTCTGTGCAAGCTTCCAACCACCAACATTGTTGCCAATAATTTTAAATATTTCGCCTTTTTGGAATGTAGCTGGTAATGTAAATGTTGTTAGCGCTGCATTTTCAGCTACGTAAGACTTGCCTTTAGAGCTCATTTGCTGCGTGGTAGTTGAAATGAATTCAATTGCTGGGGCGTAATCATTTCCGATGGCTGAGTCATTACCAGATAATCTGAAATCACCGTCGTCCGTAAATGTTCCGCCACCAATGATTTCGCAACCAATAAATTCACCCGTCGCATCTTCATCCGTGGTTAAGTTGCCATAGAATTTACAGCCAATGAAATTAATATTTGAACCATAAACAATTGTGTCTTGCTGAAATGTAACACGTAAAAATGTAATATTTTCTGCTGTGTTATCCACGGCCAATGATAAAACGCCGGTTAAAGTTACTGCCAACACGTCGACATTTTCAACCCCGCTTGGAATTGCGAGCGACAATATACCTTCGCTTGGTTTTGGAATATTTGCAATAACCGTATCGCTTTGCGCTGTAAGCACAAGACTGCTTGTATCTGTGTAAATTAAACCATCGAATAACCCCTGTGCTTCAAGTTGTGCCGCGCCATTAATATCGATAGTTGTATCACGTACAAACGATGGGGCTGTAGCAAGAATTAATACACCATCAGTTTTGTATTGGCCTGTAATAACTGTGCCGTTAATTACGCCACCAGCGGTTTCTATAGCAACTTCACAAGCCACCCCCGCGCCTTGAAACCAAACCCCTTTAATTTCAGCATAAGGGTTTGTTTTGATACCGCTGTGGTATTGGTTAGCTAGTAAAAAGTATGCGCCATTAACAAATAAATCGCCGTTTCCCGTGATGTAAGTATTGTCGACAGCGGATGTGTTTTGTACTGTTCCGCCATTGGCAAGCAATGAAATGGTTGAATTAATATCAAATGCTGCAAATGGTAAATTTGTACCCGTCATTGCGTACTTAAATACCGCAGATTGGTCTACCCACGACAATGTAAATGCTGTTCCGCCTGCGGTGCCGTCAATTTGTGTTGCCGCAATGTCCCAAGATAACCCCTGATTGATTGTAACGGCTACTTCACTAGTGGCTGATAACACCAAGTCAGACGTTTCGACTGTATTGGCTAGCACCAAATCAATTTTCTTGCCAGCCGCGTAAGCAGCCACAACGGTTGAATAATGATTAGTAGCGCCTGTCGCATCAATCCCAGCTTGAAATAATTCTATGCCTTCATCACTATCGCCTGCGCTGTTTCCAATTACCGGATAATTTAAAGCGCGGCGCACAGGGCATCCGTTTGGCGCATATGTGCCCGTGTTGCTGTTTTCAATTGACGTGCCGGTTGTTCCGGCTAACACTGTTATGCCAGAAGAATCTAGGGATGTTGCTAACGAACAGTCGTTATGCAAAATATTGATAGTGCCATCATTGGTTTGAACGTTATCAATAACTGTGTTTGCACAGCCAGTTTCAATTGTTAAATACACTTCTCTAGTAATTACGTTTTGAGCAAGCCCACCTATAACCACAGGGATGCTTTCTACAGTGCCGCTAAATTGAGTTTGTATTAGCTGAGATAAATCATTTTCTGATGAATAAAATACTGTGGCCGTTGTTGCTGTCATATTACCGCTTCCATCTGTGGTTAGCGTGATAGCTGCTCCAGCTTTTGCATTGGCAAATGTTGTTGCTAGTTTTAAAACTGTATTGTTTACGTAAATTGCATAATATTTTGTGCCTGTAACTAATGGCTCTGGCAGTGTGGCTGTTGTTGAAACGGTAAACGGTGTGCCTGTTGTGTAAACTAATTCAGTGCCGTCAGGGAAGGTTAATTCATTAGAAACTGAACTTGCTGTAAATGTAGAAAAATCTCGCGGCGCAAAAGAAGTTGGTCGTAGAATGCTACTTGATATTAATCCGCCATTATTAACAACTGGCAAATTACACGCTGGACTTGTAGTGTATACAATGCATTTTGACATGCTGGAATTTAATGCGGTAAAAATTAACCCTGCATTTTCAGCATCGCCTGCTTTATAAAATCCGCAATTAACAGTCTGGTAATTGCCAGCCGTCAGCGGAGTATTAGCTACAGCGCCATTATTTAAAAAAGTGCCTGGACCCGTTAAAATAATCTGTTCTGATGCGGATGCGCCGTCCCAAAATGGTTTTGATGATAGAGGTGTCCATGTTACCGCTGAATTAGCACTAAGCATGTTAAAGGTTATGCTATGACCATTACTTTTGGGTTCAAAATTTCCAAATGCAAGAGTAAACCCTTCTTCCGTGTAAACGGTCATGTCATTAATAAGAGTAGCGGCTACTGTTTCGGAGACATTCGCCGTTACTTTAGGGGATTTTTTAACCGCTAAGACCGCCGCATTAAAGCTTGCAAAGGTATCAACGGCACCACCTACACCATCAATAATACAATCAGGCAATGCAACATTCGAATCAGAGCTATGCTCTACCCATGCGCCACCAACAAATTGATATAAATCACCATTTGTTAAATAGCAGATAGCGCCAGAGACTAAATTAGTTTTATCGCGAGCATCTAGTGCCGCAAAGTTAGCCGCAGGATTTAAAATCGGCACGGCTGAGGTGTTAAACACGGTTTGAACGGTGGATTTTTTATCTGTACCGGTCGGTGCCATTGATACGTCTGAAACGTCAACAACTAAAAACAGGTCGTTTGTGGCTAAAGAAGTAGCTGCATCGAGGCTAGATATTCTAGCATCTGTTGCAGAAAGTGGTGGTAGCTCTATCATTGTAATTTCCTCATTCAACTGTGTTAATTTATTCCATGTTGCTCAAAGCTACCCTTCTAATAAAATAGGATTGCCGCTCTCCAACAGAAGCTTGTAGCCACTTTCCAGCAACAAATGGCGAACTGGAGCAGGTGGTGGCGGTGAGTAAGTGCCGCCATTGTTGCTGTCATACATGCTTCCTTCCACGTATACATTTGTATGGTGTATTGTTGGGCCCATAATTTTTACTCGTAGAAAGATACTTTTATAATAGCTGCTTCAACGGCGTAAAAATATAAAGTGTTAACGCCGTTGTCTGCTCCTACTTCACGTAATGCGGGGTTTATATCTGCTAACGATGCAGCGAATGACCCCGACGGTGCTGATGGGGCCGCAGTACCAACTAAGACTGTCGCGCCTGGCTGAACTTGAATTAATGCTTTGCTTACGCCAGATGGAACCGCTAACGATGCGCTAGCGCCAGCTGCCATATTAATAATTGAACCTACCGCGCTAAATGGGATTCCATAATCAACATTTAAATTTGGGTCTCTTCCTAAAACTAGTTGTGTCATTTCTTGCTCCTAATATTTAATCTGGTAGTTAACGTACATGTTTACGGGGCGCGCCTCGTATGTTCCATCCAAGTTTGTCGGGGATGGGTTATAAGGCCCCTCTCCAGCTGGCGAAGGACCTGAGCCACCACCTAGAGGTGCGTTATAAATATGAGAATGTTCTAAGTTAGCGCTAAACTGGAACGTACCCACAGCATCGCCTTGCACAGCAATTGAATGGCTCCAACGGCTTGCAGAGTCTTGATCGACACCCGCGCCGTTATCCCAGCCGCGCAAGAATGTTCCTCTAACGTCCGGAGTGGCAAAGTATTTATTATTTATAGCGTCATGAGTTTTTGTAGCGACTTCATCGTCAGTATCAGCCGTTAAAATATCTACCTCTATCCCAATTTTCCCTGATATTGCAGGATCGATCCCAGTACCATCTTTTTGGTACCAGACATAAAACGCGCTTGCTGTAGAGCTTATTGTGAAATATGAATTAGCTGGGACTGCTGAACCCGCTACAGTTGTTACATTCGTAACCTCGCCACCTTTTAATGCAAGCATGGTTTTTACAGCAACAACTGCAGCACTGTCTGCCGAGTTAACAATAACCTTTATTCCAGCGCCAAGAGCTGGTGGAGCAGGGTCTGTTCCGCCAGTTTCATCGGCATACCACAAATAATATAGAACCGGAGCGCCAGCATCATATGCTTGGAAATTAAAGTATTTGCCTTTTAATGCTGTCGCTACAGTTGTTACTATCGATGACATTTCAGGTAAGACAGCACTGCCCGTTTGAACAATCGCAACCGTAAACCCTGATGTTCCTGGAGCAATAGTTGTTACCACCCCAGGATTATTGTTTAGCAATAAAAGAGTTGATGCGGCCGTTAGTACTGAGTCAGTTTTATAATTTGCGCCCGCGTGAACTTCAACAAACGTAAATCCTGTCGGTACAGCGCCATCTGCTGATGCACTTACAGAGCCTGGCGTGTTATTGCCGATGTTAAATGTATTGGTAGTTGTAGGGTCAGATGCTTGGAAGTAATCAGCTCCCGTGCCGTATGTGTAACCAATTTTTGATTGCAATCGTGAGTAAGGTATCCCATCGTCAGGGTCTGTTAATGCAGTTTCATATTTTGCACCATTTGCAGGTTTATAAGATGCTGCAGCTTCCCCATGCGCAAAAGCTTTTATCTGTCCCACTTCCGCATCATCAAAAATAAATCCTGATGTAGTTAATACAATTGGCAAATATAAATCACTACCATCACTTGCTGGCACAGGCAAAGAACCGCCAAGTGTTCGGCCAATAGTTTCTTGGGGCGTTTCCTCTTCAAATGAAGGGTCTGAATATTCACCCGCCAGTAACATAAAACTAGTGGCTTCAAAGTCAAATGTGGCATTCGTTGGTAATCGCCAATATAGCTGCAGATAGTCGTCTTGTAGGGTGCTTAATGTTTGGCCGCTGTTATCACCTAAAGTAAATGTAAAGCTGAATTTTTCGTAAGCAGTTTCTATGGTAAAGGTTTCTAGGCTCATGTCCACTTGAGTGCTGCCACCTGTACCAAAATTTTTGATATATCCGAACGAGACCGGCAACGTAGAAACACCATTTGATTTTGCATCAAAAACAACGGTAAGTTTTTTAGTATCAGATGCAAAAAAATTAACATCCTTAAATTTAATTCGCACATCTTTGGTGCCATCACCGCTGCTGACACCAGTATTTTGCACGCGCAATTGATAGCGCGGGTTACCATCAGGGTTTGACACCCATGAATTGAATGGCACAAATGTAACTATATCCTGAGCAGTGGATGCTTCAGGCCGTTCAAATGTCCAGCCGCCATATGCGATATTTGTGATAGGGGCTCTAATTTCACCAGCGATCTTAGTATCAGTTGCAGGCAGTGTTTGGTTAAGTAAAAACTGAACGTTATTAATATAGTTGTAAACGTCCAATGGCACGTCATCACCGCCGCCATCTGCAAGCGCTGGGAAATTTTCAATAGTACGCTGTGGCGTTGCTGGTGGCCCACCTGCTATTGCCGAATATATCTCTACATAATAGGTATCAACTTTGCCGCTGGCATCATAGGGGTATAAATAAATCATTTGCTGAAATGAGCCAGCATTATCAAGTGTTTGTGGGTTCGATGTTGCAACATAGACAGGATTGCCCGGCGTGCCTGCATCTACATAAATATCTTTTAATGTAGAGCGGTCATTGTCATGATAAAAATAAACCTTACCGGCAATTAACGGCGTTGAGGTGTCTTTATCAATAAAGACATGCTGTAAAATAGGACAATTTATATATTCAGCCATTAGTTATTGCTCCCGCCATTATTAAAAAAATTCTGCCCAGCAACGTTGGCTGACGTTCCTTTCAACCTCGCATTTGCCATATGTTTCAATATATTTTGGCCGACCTGCGTTGCCGCTAACTCGCCAAGACCGTGGCTTGCGCCCTCACCTGCTAATCCGCCTGTAACCATACCCATCCATACCGGCTGCTTCTCATGCTCAGCGACTGCGCCACCTAATAACGCGCCAGCGCCCCAGTGGCCTACCCGCGCTAGCAATTTGCTTTGAGTTACTGAACCAGCTTTGGCGCTGATAACAGAATCCAACATATGGCGTTCTTCATTGGTGAATAGATAACCACGCTGAGTTTCTGACAATGTTTTATAGGCATTAACAATTTTTTGAGGATTTGCGCCGTCTTTCATAGCGTTGTTCATGAATGTGCTGCGTAATGCATTTTTAGCAGCCACCGGGTCACCAAGTAGCGTTTCAAGATGATTAAATTTTGATAGCCCTTCATCCGTCTTAGCCGGTAAGAATTTATTCATGATGCCAGCATCCGGCATTTCGCCACCATGCATAGCTTTTTGTAAGTCAGCTGAATCTTCTAATTTATTCGTAACATTTGGCAGCTGCTTAAATGCTTGCTGGGCTTCATAATTTTTATTGGCTGAACTCCACAAGTCGCCAAAATCACCCACATTTGGAGCAGCCTCGATGTTCTTATTCACTTGATGTATCAAAGCATTTTTAGCTGTGCTTACAACATCACCAAGTTTTTTATTTGTTTGGCCTTTCTCTGAAAAATAATTATCTGGAATAGCATTAATACCTTGACGCTCTCTTACAGCATCTCTAAATCCTGCCGGAGGATTATCAATAAGATTATTTAGCTGGTCGTTCGCAACGCTATATTGCTTTTGCAAATTCTTATTGTTACCCACAGTATCTTGAATTTCTGCACGTTTTGCTTTTAATGTGTTTATATAGTCAGTGCTATCAAATGATTGTGGAAAGTTTTTATCAATCGCATCTGCTGACGCATTGACAGCGGGAAATAATTCCTCACTTTTTCCTGCCACTTTTAAGTAATTATTTTTAAGCGCATTGGCTATGTTTTGCATGCCAGGCAAATCAGCATTTTCAAATGTGTCTTTAATCTTGGCAAGGAATGGATGAATGGATGCTGTGCTTAATGCTTTTGAGCCAGCCTGTATTCCTTTGCTTGCTGCAGCGCCCAAAGTCCACGCTCCAGCACCAATGACAGCCCCTGTGGCAGCACCGCTGGCCGCATTATCAGGATTTGTGGCCGCACCATAACCTGCGCCTGCAACTGTTTGAGCCAAAATATTTCTAATGGCTGGATTGCTAACAACTTCTGCCACTTTACCCGCTGTGGCTAAATCGCCTGCTGCATTGAATGGTGCAAACTCACCGAATGCATGAGCTACTCTGTCGGACATATCATTGTTTTGTGGTTCAGTAATGCTCGTTGGCTCAGGCAATGTTTTGTTAAATAATTTTTTAGCGCCAAAATTAGCCAAATCATAAACACCCTTGGCCATACCGCTGGCAAAATCTCCAGGGTACCGTAATAAATTAGGCTGCTCCATAGCCTCTAATTTAGATAGCATTGCTTGTTTTTTTGCAGCCAATTCTTCTTTGGTCTTAGGCAAATCATCAGCCGTAAGCGTATATCCCTGGCTCTGAGGTGCAGCAGGGAGATCGGATAATGATAGTGTATAAGCCATTAGCCGCCCCTCATTTGCGCACGGATTTTTTCTTGAACATCAGGGGATTGTTTGTTGAACCATGCAAGGCCTTCTTGCTTAGAATTAAATTTAGGCATAGAAACTGGGGCGCTTTGTTGAACTGAATTTTCTAGAGAACTGCCCCCAACGGCCTGTCTGTTTTGAGAAAGATTCTGGGTATTTATCCTGCCTTCTTGGTTAATAATTTGTATGGCATTTCTTAAGGCTGCTTGCCCTTCTTCCGGCGTGGTATCCCAGCCATCAACATCAAATAATGGGGCGAACTCACCAAATCCTTTGTCTGTTGGATGGACGCCGACGGCCAATGCCGCATCAGGCTCAGCAACCGCTTGAGCTTGTTTATATTCTTTGTACGCAAGATAGCGCGGATCGTTTTGCTGTTTTAATTGAGCCGCAAGTTTTGCGCTTTTTCCTTGAATTAAATTGTACTGCAATGCCTGAGGGGCTAATTTCAGCATGTTTTGTAATTGAGGAATAACGCGATTTGCTGCGCCAAGGCGTTTTTGCGTGTCAACCGTAGTCGTCTGTTTCATAATTGCCGACTGCGTTTCAGATGCCTGCTGTTGCGCTTGATCAGCTATTGATTCTTGTTGCTGCTGCGGTATCGGCGATTGAGCTGGCTGTTGTAATTGCTGATTGCCGCCCTGTGTAGGCTGCTGAAGTTGCGGAGATTGTGGCTGTTGCTGAGCCCCACCATTTTGCTGAGCAGCATACCAATCATTAAAGTTAGTGCCTTTTGACACAATATCATTTGACATAGGGCCATTAACGGCGACCGATGCGGCCACAGCCGCAGGAAATCCTTGCTTTTGTAATTGAGCTTGGATTTGGTTTTTACCTAGCGCTGTATTAAAGCGCACCGCATTTGCGTTGGTTAGCCCACTTTTCCAATCAGTGTTAGCCTGTTGGGCATCTTGAGCTGAGGAAAGGCTGCTCAATACTTGATGAGCAAGAGAACTGTCTGGCGCGCCACTTCCTGTGTTTTGATTTTGGTGGTCTCTCAAATACCGATAACTACCCACTTGCCCAGCAACGCCTCCCTGCTTAAGCAATGGATTGTTCAAATACATTTGATCGGTTTCTACTTTATTTTGGGCAGCAGGTAATGCTGTCTGGGCTGTAGCGTTATTCGTAGCATTCCTTGCGGCAATAGAGCTTCCCATCGTTTTTTGCTGTTGACGTAAATTCAACGCGTTTTGCAACATGCCCAGAATATTTGGTGCTGTTGTAGGTAAATTTTGTATAGCCATAGTACCTCCTATAAAAACATTAGCGCAGCCATCCCTAGACCCATGAGCCCTTGCATTGTGTTATTACCATGCTGCTGCGCAAGAGCACCCATACCCTGGGTGTTCTCCATCAAGCCTTGTGTTAAGTCGTTTGTAGCGCTAAGCCCCATGCCAATCATGCTGTTGCCCCCATTTAGGCCTTGATAGAACGGCGCTAATGTTTGTTGTAAATACTGTGTTTGGTCACCCATCGATAGATTGTTGGCAGTCTTCTGCACGTCATAAGTTTGCTCGCCCGTTCCTAACGTCCCGCCAGCGGCCGATGCGTGATCGGAAGCCGTCAACATCGATGCCATATTGTTTTGATTCATTTGCGACGGTTTATATGACTGCATAATGTTATTAACAAATCCCGTCGGGTCATCCATGAGTGTGTTCACGGTATCTTGATATGGCGCAATTTCAGACTCGCCCATTTGTTGATACGGGCCATAATATTTTTGCAACATGCTAGGAATTTGTTGCAGGTAAGAGGCGTAGGCATTGTTTCCAGTGTTGCCATCTAAATTATCCATCCAACCTTCCATTGTAGAAGGAGAATAAATACCGCTAGCGTAGTTCCAAAAATCACTCATGTTAAAGTCACCCCTTTCCAAACACCGTTAATGCCGGTGTATAAATTTGAATCGTCTGTATCGTGCACCCACAAATCGTCACGCTTATCAGCAGGGACTGCGTTTCTTTGCGCGGTAGTCATTTGAATTTTGGTAACTTGCACAGGTCGATATGTGCCATCATTATTGATGTGCATTGACTCTTTATCGCTGTCATAGAGCATTCCGCTTTTGCTTTGTGCTGTATTTAGCATCTGCACGGAAGCTGTAGGCTGAGGCGGTAAATAATAGCCCTCAGAGGGTAAGCTTCTTTGAAGCTCGTCAGTAAGCGCACCCAAAAAACGTCGCCACGTTGGATGTAACCCACCGTCAGCGGTAATTAATTTATCTTGAGGAACGTATGGAATATTCATTAAGCCACACCTTCTTGCCCTAAATCAGCCTTGGCTTGTGCGCCCAAAATCGTAAATCGGTCTTGCCCGTAAAATCTAAATTGAAATACCCAGTCATAGGCATAACCAAGCTGAAACCATCGCAATAAACGCACTAGAGCGCCAAGCGGACCTGTATCACGCGAAACATAATTACCAAACGTCACGCCGCCATCTTTCGATGTAGCCATTTGAATTCGCAATGGCTCTGCTGTGTAACCAGTCGCAGCCATAACCTCAAGCTCGTTAATTTTAAAAAACTTATGGTCAGACCTGCGATGAGGCTTAGTGATACGTATTCTTGGGATTGTTGCGCCATTGTATGTATATAGCGTGCTACTTAATCGATATAGATTTGGGTCATTACCAAATGCAATAAAATAGTTGTTGCCACTAAAGTGAATAGCTTTTTTAGCGATATGATTATTTAAGTTTTCATCAGTCGCATAAAAGAATTTTTGGTTTTTGAAATCAAATACTAAAGTTAAGTTGTCGGTTTCAAACGTAATTTGATAAAACGTATGCCCATCTGCTTGGAATAAAAATGCACTGCTATTTGATGGGTCAGTAAGCTGGTTTATCTTAAAATCAATTCCATCACTAACGGGAAATTCTTTGGGCTGGCTACCGTCAGAATATAAAAGCACGGCATTCGATTCATCGCTCGCACCAAGCCACACCACCAATCCAAATGCAGCCGCAATAGTGTCTTTCTGCAAGCAACCATAAGATATACCCATGGTTTGCTCTTGCACGTAAGGCATGATTTGTAGCCCCGCATCACGCCATAATTCCGTGTGTCTTTGACCAAAAACAAATAGCTGGCGCTCATGCGCCTGTACCGCGACAATCCTGTCACCGCCAATTTCACCCATCTGCGTGATGGGATATGTGAACGCGTCATTAACTTCTGAAACAAAAAATTGATTGGAGTCATCAGCAGCTATAATTAAATAACTATCTTGCTCAGTAATAGAAACTGGCCTGAACCCTAATTCAGATTCTGTTTTTTTGAGAAATGAATTGTCGACATAGTTATAAACATACAAATTAAGTCCGTCGACTATGCCTATTTGTGAATTAGCATTCTCTGCCATTTCCACCGAACCATTGCTGGTGTCTAGCTGCCCAACGCGAATATAGGATAAGTCAGAGCTTAGCGCATAAAGGGATTCATTAAATACCACCAAAATACGATTGTATAACGGGCTAACATAGATTTGTCGCGCATTGGCTTGTGTAAGAATAGCCAGCACAGCTAAATACCCAGCAAACGGCACGAGCGCATTGTCCGAAACAATCATGTTGTAGGTAGATTCTTGCGAAATTCGTGGGTATCGGCCTGGATTGCTGCCGCCCACTATATCAATAGGTACGGTCATCATGAGGGTGTCCACCCCTTGCCAATATTGAGCTGAGCCCAATTGGGTGAGCCTTCACTAGACAACATATTTACTGTTGTTATTTCTAAATCAGGTGTAGATATTTTTGATATCACGCCATTAAGGCGTAACAATATTTTTGCAGCGCCTGATGGCATGTCTACGTTGTACCACGCACACAGTCGCTCAGCTAAAGCATATTCAAGATAGTTAATATAAAAATTATCAAGCCCTGTATTTAAATTAGTGCTCATCAATACGTTGGTTAGCATATACTTGCCAACGATATTTAATTGATAGGCTTTATCAGGCAAGAAATACAAATAAATATCGGTTCCGCCTTTTGCACGCTCCTGATGATAGTGAAAAGGCAATGACTGAATATCGTTAACGCGACCGGTTGAAAAATATGCTTTACGCTTATCTTCCCACATAGGCCATCGAATATCGCCATCTTGGAATGTAACAGACTCTGCAAAAATAAGACCAGGAACATTGTATTTTTCCTGACCCACGACTAAATTTATCGAGGCCACTGTGTAGTAAGGGACGTTTGCGCCATCGATAGCAAACTCCGTTAATAATGAATTAAGCAAACGCAATCCGTCAGCAGATTGTGCTCCACTGACAGACTCGGATTGTCGCGCAACGATGCCCGACGTATACCATGCGTTTGCTATTAATTCACTGGCTAGCATCTCAGACCTATACGTCTTCGAACGCTAAACGCATCATATATTCAGGCACTGCCGTATAACCATAAAGCACGTCATGCACGATGCCGCGCTGGTTTTGTCCGAACGTAGCACCGTAGTACGTACGCATTGACACACCTGTATCTGGATCGGTAGAAATTGCTGTTTTGAATGGATCTTCATCAGGCAATTTAGGCATACCAACATAAAGCGCATCACCACCACAAATAAAGCCCGCGCGATGAGACGGCAACACACTTGCTGTCATCGTTGAAGCAATATCTTTGTTAATGTTTTGATTACGAGCACCCAAAGTAGTTGCAAGCGTCGGACCAATTAATGCAGGTGAGACAGTCAACGTTGCCACGCCAGAACCATTTGTGTCTGATGCTGCTGTAATACGCACCTGCACTTTTTGAGCGCATGGTTGATGGCCAACAAATGTTAAGAAACGTAATTTAGCTGTTCCGCCAACAGTAGTGTTATCGCCAAAGGTTAAAATATCCCCTGCAGCAAATGCACCCGCTTGACTTAATAGTGATGACACCGTCACGGTTAATACCGTACCTGTTGAGTCGATACTGTTAATAACAACTTCAGATGCAGATTGACCAGCAACACCCGCCACAAATGGTGGCAATAAGTTTGAGCTATAGAAATTTACGCCTTGGAAATCACCAAGCTGCCAGCTATTAGCTTCTGCGTCATTTCGTTTTGGCGTAAACTGCCCTAAACCGTTACCAATAATTGTAGGCACGATTGTGTCTGGTAAAAATACTTTGATATTGCCTTTTGGAGCACCGTAGTTTTTATACGCTGCGATTGCCTGAGCAAGTGCTGTGTAGGAGCTTAATGTGCCTGAAAGGCCGGTGCCTGCTGTGCGATAAGTGTTGTTAACGGCTACCGTCGAAACATCTGTCTCAACTTTAGTCGCCAACTCAGCCATGGCATTCATACCAAACTTACCCATGTAATCTTTTACGTTAAAAATGAATTGTTGTGCTGTAAAGTTATAAGCTACGTTTTTAGCTGAATTTACCGTCAATGTCTGAACGCGTTGTTCAGTATCTTGGAATGTAGCAACTAAGGTATCGTTAACCGTAAAACGTGGTGGTAAATCGAATCCAACTGTATCGCCTAAGTTCTTAGCGGTATCTTCGGCAAAGTTTTTAAATTTAGTATTAGCAGCGCTCACCACTGGCATTTGATTTTGCAAAGCGCCAAGGTTTGAGTCGTTGTAGGTTTGAACCTGTTGTAGAATGTCAGCCATTGGAAGTTCTCCGTGTAAAATAGATTATTTTTTACCGACAATGACTGTATTGCTTAACTACACGCGGAACATGTTTTTGTAATCGCGCACACCTAGCTTGCCATCATCAGTGCCTACACGAGAGGGTCTAATGGGATTAACTGGGTCAGGAACGACAGATGCACTCGCACCCGCTTTATTCGCATTAATCTGCCCAGAAATTTCTCGAATCGCCATAGTGGCTAAATGCGGTGATTGCTGGCACAACGCTAAAATATTACCGATTCTATTTGGCGACTTTGCTAAGTGATATAAAACATCACCCGCATTATCTACAGTATTGGCTAAATCCAATATCTGTGGAGTATCAGTAAACATTTTTACATTTGATAATACATTTCTATAATCAGAATAACGCCCCGATGCTTCTGTCATCTTAGATTGCAATTGCTGTGCAACAGATTGTGCTTTTTGATTTGCTTGACGCTCATTGTTAGAACGCTCTGCAATATCTAAAAGTTTAGCAATCTCATTTTGAACAAGCCCAGCCATATCATTTGGTTGCTGGTACTGCTCTTGCGACACGTTTGCAGGCGGTGCATCACTATATTGCTGATACTCCGACTGAGCTACTGGTGCCTGCTGCCCGTCATATTGCTTTTGAGCATCACGCTGACCTTTAGCGTAATACTTCTTTTTAATAGCTGCCGCTATACCGTTAAAATCATCTTGGGGTATCCCTTGATGATGGCTGCTATTATCTTCCGATGTTGAAACTTCATTTACGGATGGCGTGCTTTCACTTTCCTGTGTTGGCGCACTATCTATTGTCAATCCTGAAGCAGAATTATTATCAGCCTGCCCTATCGCTGCACTATGCTCATCGAACATTAGTACCTCTCTTGTCGACTATTAACCCCGTCACGGTACCCTGCATACGTCGCAGTCCGACTTGTTCACCTGACAAGCTCAGTGGCCTAGCTCTATAAAGTTCTAGGGCTAGTATCATCATGAGATGCGTGACATTTTGGCGAGTCAACAGTGGCGTGGAGGAGAAAATAAAAAGCCCCAATTAAGGGGCAAGAGGTTAAAAGTTACAGTTGAACGCCTGCATTGGAACTGGCAACACTATCTTTATGTAGCTCATGGTTTTTGTTAACCATAAACTTCCACTGGTCAATAGCAATTTCTAGCCTATCAATTTCAGTGCGAGCATTTTCAGTGTCTTGTGCGCTTTGGGCGGTCTGTAATTTAGCAACGGCCACCCTATAATCAAGCATCAACTGCAACTGTTTCAATTGTTAGTCGCCGCTAACTTTCTGCTGCTCTATCTGTAACGAGCTTTGTTTGTACTCATTTTCAGACTGGGCTTTCTGTCCTTCAATCTGCACTTTCTGGCCTTCGAGTTGAAGCGCTATTGTTGTTGGGTCAGGTTGATTGCCTTGACTTTGCTGCTGAGCTTGCTGCTGCTTTAAGAATTCAGCCGACACTTCTCTTAATTCTTCAATGCCTTTGATATCCAGATTTTCTAATACAATAGGCAATCCAGGGCCATTTAGTATACTTTGAAGCGTACTTAACTGTTGAGATAAACCAAGCAATGTAGTGACTGACTCTTGTTTTTGAATCTCAAAATTAACCCCTTCTTCAACATATACATTTAGCTCATTAGGCGCGTAACGCAGCATGACACTGTTTTGATTGTTGGGGTCATTAATTTTTTGAAATGTGCGACTACCATCAGGTGCTCTAAGAGGAACCGTGCGTGGCGTGGTGTAATATATCGGGATAATATCAATAATAGCCCGTGACGCTTGGTTCATGGCAGATATGTAATTCATCATGTACGGCTTCGCAGCAGCATTAGAGTTTGTTGTGGATTTAATAATCGCTACACCAGAGCTATTATTTTCCCCCGCTCCCGTCGCTTGGTTGTACGCACCTAATGCAGATTGGATTGCTGGGATTGATCCGTTAAAAAACTGGAATAGCTCAGGCGGTATTGGCGCTCTCGGAAATACTTGCGGTGATGGGATTGGCATATTAGTAAGTGGATCGATATCGCGGTATGGCAACGCGGCACTTGTGCGCTGCGGATTTTCCCACAACTCTCTGTCAGCCGGACTGGTGGGCAGCGATCGCTCTGGCGCAATGATAGTTGTCTTGCGCATGTTTTGAATTTCATCCAGAAGACTATTACCAGAAAGGTTACGAGCACGCTGAGCATCCATTGCATTATAGACATAACCACGCGTCATTTGTTTTTGTTCAATAGTTTCACTGTTGCCATCAACAAATATCCTTGGCAACTGCGTGAACGCAGTTTTTTCATACTCCAAAACTTTATCACCCATGAATCGGTATCGATAAATATCAAACGCCTCACGCTTCATAACCTTGTACTGGCCTTCTTCCGGCGGAATTACCAAGCCTGAAATATATTGCTCAAATTGCTTTTCGGTTAAATACTGCTGATAGGTTTCTGTTGGGTCTTGTTGTGATGGGGTTGTTACGCAATAAAACGTAACGGTGCGTTTTTTCTTTTCAAAAAAATCACACACAAACAAAATTTCTTTTTGCTTCGCACTTGTGTATGACCAATTAAACACGCCATTATCTTTTACAAAGCTCAACTCTGAATAATCAACATTTGGATATTGTGCTTTAAAATCTTTTGTATACAAAGGAAACAATTCATAGCAATAATTCCCATCGCCTTTGTGTGGCTTTCGCGCATAGGGGTCGAACCCGCACAGCGTCGGGTCAAATGTCGTACCAAGAAATACATCTTGCTCTATGCTGTGATCGTCCACATAGTCTGTGTACACTTTCATCACAGAAAATCCACCCACTAAGATATCTTTGTAAATTTGATTATCAACGTCTTGGCTCTGAGAATGGTACAGAATTGACCTGACAATGGCGGTTACTGTTTTTATCATGGGAGCATCATCGTTGTTTTCGTCTCTGCTTTGCACGCCAATTTGGGGCTCAACAATTGCAAACTCACCACGCAGCCGTGACACATACCCTTCCAGCACATTAAATTGCAGTGTAGGCATGCCTAACGCCACTAGCTTAGCCTTGTCGCTGTCGCTCAACGTGTTTTTAAATACAAACTTTTTTGACCTATGAAACCGTTCATTGTTTTCAGAGAAATACTCTTGCCAATTTTCCACGCATTCTTTTAAGCGTGGCAATTGGTCTTGAATCCTTTTGCCGGGTAATGCCATTATTCAAATCCTCCAAAATTAACGGGTTTCTTGTGTCGATAAACACTTTGATAGGTTACTTGCTCACTGGGTGCTACAAAACCTAAGATAGTTTTATCGATAAACGCTAGGCTAATTGCGTCGGCCATTGTGTCTGCGATGTCGTCATGTCTATGCGTATTATTCGCCGTAATTTTTTCCATGTGGTCTAGTACTAACTTTTCATGTCTAGCGCCACGAGTAATGGATACTTGGTGCGCCGCAACAAACGGCTGAGCCTGTAAGAACCGCGCAGTCTTGCTTGTGCCGTCACGCTCAATAGCTATGATTGCTAACGCTCGCATTGATTGCAATACTGAAAACATCGTGGTTCCGGTTGATTTTTTCTCGATGTACGCCTGTTTTGGCTTGACTGGGAAGCGTGAGCACTCAGCAAAGAACGCTAAAAACTCGCTTTGTAAATCCTTGGGCTGAACCCGCATCTCGTTACAATCGATGCAATGCAGGCCATATAAATCACTGTCAATGCCATGCTGGGTTATCTTGTACAAACCCCAGAAGCTAAACACAGTTGCGTCGTTATAGGTTTTATCCGTTTCTGCGGTGTCGCAGGTAATAAACGTTATCAGCATTGATGGGATAATATCCAATAGCACAAACCATTCACGCTGATACACGCTACCGCCAGGTTTTTGAGGATTTTGTTGGTACTGCGATGCAAACTCATATGGCATTTTTTTTGCCATCATCTGTAATTCTTCTGTTGTGTGCAGCGTTGGCATTAGCGCGTGGTTTAGATGATCGAGCGCCTGCAGAATCAACCACTGCCAATTTCTGCCATCAAAATCTAATTGTAGGTTACCAGCCAGGTCATCCTCGTGAACTCGTTGGCCAATGAATATGATGGGGGTATTGCGATTATTAAGGCGACTGAGCAGTGTGTTTTTGTACCAGTCATTGCGCGAATCCCTGATTGTATCTGAGAGCGCATCCTGTGGTTTGATAATGTCGTCAATAATTATCGCACCCCCGAAGTCTTTTAAATTTGCGATACCTGCGCCACGGCCTGTAATCGAACCACCCGCACCAACGGCGTACACGCTACCGCCAGCAGTCGTTGCAAAGTTATCCTTGGCTTGCGTATCGTCAGCAAGGTCTACACCAAACAATCGGCGATACTCGGGCATAGACACAATTTCTCTTACTGTTGCCGTTTGTTTTGTGGCCAATGTGTGTGAATATGAAACATAAATAAAGTTACATGCTGCATTACGCGCTAAGCACCACGCGACAAAATGAATTAATAGCTCAGTCTTTCCGTAGCGTGGCGGGATGTTAATGCCCAGATTAGGAATTTCCCCGCGATGACACTGGGTGAGCGCTTTAGATACGGTGACGTAGTGAGATTCACGCGACGTAGGCTGTGATAATTCAAACTTCCGCCCCGTGCGTATCTTGTAAAAATAGCGTGTAAAATCCAGAAACGAGCCTAGCAGTTTATATTTTAGTTCATCTTGTGGGGCTAGTTTTGGCGCTAACATTATCAAAACTCTTTTTCAAATCTATCGAGAATATCTCTGTCAACAGAGTGGTTTACGTTTGCACTAATAATTTGCTCTTGTTTATCCGCCCAGCCAAAACGGTTCTTCATGTTCATGTACCAACCGGTGTAGCTGAACTCTTTATCCTTGAGTGACAATCGACCTGCGCGCTCCCACCATGCTTGAGAACAAAGCTCGCCTTTTTTTACGGCGACGGAAACTGCGTCAATAAAATATACACCGTTAGGTTTTTTCCATTCATTCAGTGTGTCTTTATCGATACCAAGGTGCGCACAAACTTCTGTTTTGCTCGCGCCCTCAGACATCATGGTGACAATCATATCTGGCATCCCATCCTTAAATTTGCAGTTAGGGTGCAGCTGCTTGCCTGCCTCTACGTTTGACATAGCTTTAACACCTCATTCTTATCGTATAAATTCACCATCATGCGACGTGGCTGACCACACCATGTTACGGAGCTATTTTTTCTACCAACAACTTTTAATTGCCCACGATGTTGCTTTTGCCTAATTGCGTCAGGCGTACAGCTTAATAAAATACCGGCATCTTTAGCGGTTATGTATTGCATCATAGGTACACTCCCTGTAAGCGTTTAAAATATCTTCGGCTATCCAATTTTTTAATGCGCCTTTGCGGTAAACGCCCACCAAGTAACGTGGGTCTAGGCAGTCATACTTATGTTTAGATTGGGCAATTGTGTTTCTAATCGTGAATTGGTCGCCGTCATAGTAGACGATAATTTTTTTATACTTACTATTCACTTCCAGTCGATATCGGATTGCATCGACTACATCCTGTAAGGTTGATTCGCCTGCGGGGCTGTCTCTCTTATCGCCCACTAGAATCGTTTTAATTCTAAGCATATCTTCATTCATAGTTTTTTATTGCCCTGATTAAAAATAGTACTATATTGATATCTGTATGCAGGTAAAAAATCAATAGCAAATTGGCTGTAAATGCAACAAATCAGATATTGCTCACAGAGATTCTCTCACCCCTATTGCGATAATGTTAATTTTGTGGTGTGATGGAGGTCCAATCTGGAGGAACAATTATGCATAAAATACTACCGTTGATTATTACTACGTTATTAGCGTCTTCAACCTGTTATAGCTTAACACCGGTAACTACTGGGTTTGAGTCAGGCTCATCGGTTAACTACTATCATTTTGATGCGCCCTATGGCTGCAATACTGGAGATGTTAAATTTACTGACCCTGTCGTAACAGGCATTCAAGACCCTAACATAGCGCCCCATACCCTTTGTTACGTAGCCGCTTGGGATGGGGGCGATCAAGTAGTTGCCTGTGGCGTACGTGTTGGCTCAGTTTTTCCGCCCCTTTTTGAGACAGAGGTAACGGGTCATATTACACTTAGTTATTTAGATCAATCTGTTGGATTAGACCTCCCAATTATGTTTGAGCCAACTCAAGGGCAACAATACGGACTGATGTACCGGCTGTATTATGACAATAACAAAGTGCTTCAGGTTCAGCGTACCGGCTAGGAATATTAATTTTAGCAATCAAAAACCCCTATTTAAACTGGTTAAAATCGTTCCACGTGAAACGTTTTACCCTGTAAAAATAGGGGTTTTTTCGATTTTAGGCATACTGAGCGTTCTCGTTAGGATGGGGCAAAAATTTTATAACTGTTTAACCATAATGAAATTTACTGCGCTCTGTGTCATTTTAAAAATTTAAAACGTAGCGATTTTCTTGCTGTTGTCAAGGGCGTTGTGTGGGCTAAAAAATAAATTGCCAATCTTAAATTTTGACCCCTGAAAATGAATGCCAAGCTGAAATCATCTTGGACTTCGTCAAATTATAAATATTTATTGTACATATAAAACTCTTCTGTATAGATTTTTATCACCGCTAGATGTATAATGTGCGCCTTTAACAAATGAGGATTTACAAAATGCCAGACCAAGGATTTGCACCACAAAAAGAAGTTAAAACATCTATGCGAACACAAGAAGAAATGGATGCTGAAAATTTTCCCGCCCAAGAGCAGAGCGGTCCAAATGCTAAAATTAATTTAGTGCTTGAGGGATTGTTTGAAAAATTAGGATGCGCACATGAAAATATTAATGCCGCCAAAACTAATGGACTTAGCAGCACTGACCCTCGGTATTTAACTGAGACAGCTAGACTGAACATAATTTATGAAATCATTAAGATGGTCATAGAAATTAAAAGCCCCGGAGAAATGTTTATGCGCACCGACATCTCTCAAAGCCTTCCTATTTCTGGACAAGAATAAAAATTAAAACATGGCTCCAATTACGGGGCCATTATTTTTTAGCCTCACGACTAAGCGCTTTAAAAGTTTGCTGGGTCAATAACATTGCGGCATATCTTCGGTCACAGTCATCCGCCTCTTGCTGGCCGTTATGACAGTGCACATTATAACATAGCCACGCATCGTACCGGACTTCTTGCTTAACCTGAGGTTTTTCTGTACCTAAAAAGCGCGTAATAATTTTTTCTAGAATCTGTTTCATATTTTACCAGTACACGCTAAAGGAAAATATTACAGCCGCTGAAAAAGCAATTAATACAAAATAAACCACCCAATTCATATTTTATCATCCCTTTAAAATTTGCGTTTCTAGCCATTATTTTTTATTACCCAACCCCAAGCTAGGGTAACGTTGAGATAATTGCATAGCAAGCCCCTATCTCTGTATTTTAACCACAATAACCTATCGTTTTTAACTGTACTTTCCGACCTCTTCGATAATTAAGAAGTTATCCACAGCTTTCCCTAAAATCTTTTATTATTATTGTTACTACCTTAAGTATTATGTTTATATATATTCATAAAGAGTCATGCAGGTCTTTAATAAAGACTTCTGTGGATAACTTCCTAAAAATCCTTTAAAATCAACAATTAAAACTCACTGAAATTTTAAACCGTCCCATATGCCTTGTATAAAGACTTATTTCACGCGGATTAATCCCTTGGTGTCAAAATCAGGGTTTTTTTTAGACAATCCGTAAGTTTCTTGTACGTATTCGTCGTACTGTTTTTCTAGTGGCATGAACAATTTTATGCGCTTTTTGAGTTCTTTACAGGCTTCCTCAGAGATATCCACAAGCCCAAACTCTTTTAGCTTTAAAATAGCCCATTCAATTTGTGTTGGATTAGGTGCCTCTACCGCTGCTTTGCCGTGACGTGCAGCGGTGGCAAAGCGGTCTTTAAAGTATTTTGCAAGAAGTAGATGGCGAACACCGACCGTGCCGCTGCCAGGGTCACGCAGGCTTGTTAATTCGGCGTAAATCATAAATTGGAAATGGCTGGCACGGCGCAGCAAAACGAAATGCGCTTCTCGGCATATCCTGACCGGATAGATGGGCAAACCGTTTTCATCTTGATAAAGGTCGTCAATCGCCATTCAAGTTCCCTTTAATCCAACTTATAATAGCTGACTTTTCCCAGCGTTCAATATTTCTAGAGCGCAGAATACGTTGACCTGTTTTTTTGTGGGTATCCGCAAATGACATCTGACATTTGAATGGCTTGGGAAAGTCTCCGCTAGCAATTAACGCGCGGATCTCCCTGGGTGCTAAATCTGTAAGAATGGCTATGTCTACCAATCCATAATCTAGGTAAGCAATGTCCGCTTTATTGAGTGTCACTATTTGTCCTGTTTCAGCCATTGTCTAATCCTTATCCTCTCACCGTGAGCAATCTCTTACGGATTTTAAAACCTGTGAGAAATATCTCACATATATTAAAAAATCGTTATTGCATGTAAAGCTATAAACAAGTCTACTGTTGTGGTTTAGTTGTTTATTATAAGTACATACAGATAAGAGCTGACTCTTACCTTTAGGCACTTAACCTAAAGCCCCGCATAGCTATGCGGGGCATTCTTTTTACCCGTTTGTATGAGACGTTGCCCGACGGGGTTTGTTCGGGGCGGTTGGTGAGTCTTTTAGTTTTAGCTTCAACAGATCATCTGCTTTAAATTTTCCAAGAGAAAGTTTTTCAAGCTCATAACAGCGAAGTACTGGAATTTTCTCCCATTGATATATAGCCTCACGCTTCACACCAAGAGATTCAGCTAGCTCTAAAATAGAGCCAAAATAAGCAACAACATCTTTAAACTTAAGATTCATGATTAAATTATAAGTTAGCTTAGATTTCGTGTCAAGTAAGTTAGCTTAGATTTCGTGTCAAGTAAGTTAGCTTAGATTTCGTGTCAAGTAAATAATCTTATATTTTACTTGACACGAAATCTAAGCTAACTTATAATTTAATCATAACAAACGCGCAAGGGATAGAAAAATGTTTAACAGGTACGGCCAAAAGTTTGAACCTTACTGCGAAGAGCTTAGATTTCGTG